GGCGGGTTCTGACGGACGCCAATGGCGGCATTTTCTCGCCGACGAAGAGTTCGCGAAAGATTTTCGGATCATCTCATTCGATATGCCCCGGCACGGCAGGGTTTTGCATTTGAAATCATTAGGCTTTTGGTCAAAAAGTCCTAGAGAAGTCCTAAAACGCCGGCGCGAAGATCCGAAAATCCGCTCGAAAAATCGGCACACAGCCCAAACCAACGCCAACCAACGCTCAGCCACATTATAATGAGCGAGCTGCCTGTTGCTGATTCGTCGAGCGTACAGCCATGGCCGAAGACGAAGACACGAAGCCGCCGAGCTTTGAAGAGCCGAGCTTTGAAGCACCTGAGAGCGTCAGGCGGATCTACAGTCATTTGTCGTCGCCAGGAATGCGGGAATTCTTTGCCGAGCACCATCGCGCTTGGGAACGCAACAAGGAGATGGCACGCGAGGCCGAAGAGGCACGCAGGCAGATGGACCGGGCGGCCACCGAGCCTGTCCGCCTGCTGCGCAAGCTGGTCAAACATCTGACTACGCCGCCGCCACAGCCGCCGCCGCCACCACAGCCACCTCCACAGCCACAGCCGCCAAGCCGACCAGGCCAGAACCTGCTCAGCGAGCAACAGATTGAGCAGACCAAGGCCCGCTATCGCATCATGCTTGAAATCGACCCGAAAAAGTGGTGCTCGCAAGCTATAGCGGCCAAACACCTCACGACCCAATTCCTGAAAATCGATGAAGGAAGTTGGCAAACCGTCGAGGACAAGGTTGTCATCCCGGTGCTCGAGGAGCTCGGTCTTAAGCGGCGAAAGGCGAAGTGGTCGGAAAAGTAAGGTCCTTACTTTTAGTTATTTTTCCAAACGCCTGAACTGTGCGAGGTTTCGCACACCAACAACAAGCCAACGCAACAAATCACGAAGGAGGCGAGACAACATGTCCCGCGCCACTGAGAAAGCGCGCGCCAAAAAGCCGAAACGTTCAGTTCCAGCTCTCGCTATGAGCGTCGACGAATTCTGCGAAAGCTACTCGATCAAGGTCAATCTGTTTTACGACCTGCTGAAGGCCGGAAAAGGTCCGCGCTGCATGATGTTGGGTCGAAGGAGAGTGATCACGCACGAAGCGGCGCTGGCCTGGCAAAGGCAAAGGGAAGCTGAGGCCGCGGTCGCATAAACACTGTTTGTGTTGGGCCTGTGTTGGGCCTGTGTTGCCCGCGTAAACCAATCCGCAGCGCGAGGCGGTCGCCAGACTCGCGAGGTGGTTCTTCATCGGCTGGTGACGAAGAAGCCCGGCATCTCTTTTAGGACAGGGATGCCGGGCCAGAACAAGGACTTGACCCATGAGTGTGTATGATACGGCGGTCCGAACCGTCAATATGAAAGCTGTGGCCCGCGACTCCGTGTCCAAATGGACAAGGGCCATGATCGCGGACGAAATCCGCGAGGGTCGTGCCATCCCGACCAATTTTAGCCAGAAGCAGCTCGCCGACCTGTTCGGCGTGTCGCAAGGCTTCATCAGCTACGTAGCCAAGTATTACCGCGACTAACTCCCGTCGCGGGACGGGTCGTGGCGTCTAGATGGATGACCTCCCGAGGCGCCACGACCTTCTGAACTTCCAGAAGGAAAGCTCCACAGCGATGACTCAACCCGAACATACCAGACAAGTTGCGGTCGCCGTACTCACCGTCACACTGCGGCATTTGATCGGCCGGATTTACGACAAGCAAAAAGCGATCGCCGACACCCCGAAATTGATCGACGAAATCGTCTCGATCCTGAAAAACGAATTCCGCGGATAGGAAAAAACCAGTCATGCCCCAGTCGCCCGCATCAGTTTCATCGTCGCTGCCTTCGGCACCGTCGCGGCCGCATCTCGACAAATTTTTCGCCAAGGTCGATCCGGTCCGCGGCCGAGTGATCGTCGCCATCGACGCCACCGCCAGCCGCCAGCCGACTTGGGATATGGCCGCGGACCTCACTAACAAGATGTTCGCCGCAGTCGCCAACGGTCAGCTCGAAATCCAGCTGGTGTATTTCCGCGGCGTAGAATGCCGGAGTTCGCCGCACTGGATGACCGATGCGCGCTCGCTCAGCGCTGCCATGGCCAAGATCACGTGCCAGGGCGGCGCGACACAAATCCAGCGCGTTCTGGAACACGTGCGCAAGGAAGACCTACGCAAGAAGGTCAACACCTGTGTGCTGATCTCCGACAGCTGCGAGGAGTCGGCCGAGAGATTGTACGGCGCGGCGCGCGAGCTCTCCAACGTTCCTGTGTTCATGTTCCAGGAAGGCGAGAACACCGAGATCGCGGAGATCTACCAGACCATCGCCAGGATCACCGGCGGCGCCTATTCGACATTCGACTCCGGCTCCGCAGAGCGCTTGGCGGAGCTGCTCAAGGCCGTGGTCGTGTTCGCGGTCGGTGGTGCCAAGGCGCTGGCCAATGAGAACAGCGAAGCGGCGCGGCTGCTGCTGACGCAAATCCGAAAGCAGTGAGATGGCGATGAAGATCATCAGCGCCGACGAACGGCTGGCCGAACAGCGCGGCGTCAAGATGTTACTGATCGGCCCGACCGGGATCGGCAAGACTTGGCTCTTGCGTACCCTCTCGCCTCTCGATCGCGCCTTGTTCCTGGACGTCGAAGCCGGCGATCTCAGCGTGATCGACCTGCGCGTGCCGACGATCCGGATCGACGACTGGCCGACCGCACGCGACATCGCCGTGAGAATTGGCGGGCCCAATCCGAGCTTCCCGCCGACCGCGTGTTATTCGAAAGCGCATTACGACGCGGTGGGCGGCGCGCTGGAAAACCTCGATCGGATCGACACGCTGTTCATCGACTCGCTGACGGCGATCTCGAGATTGTCGTATCGCTGGGCTGAACAGCAGCCGGAGAGTTTTTCCGAGCGCACAGGGCGCAAGGACGTGCGTGCGACTTTTGGGCTGCATGGCCGCGAAATGGTGCTGTGGCTCAACCAGCTGCAGCACGCGCGCAAAATGAACGTGATCTTTGTCGGAATTCTCGAACGCTCCGTTGACGAGCTCAACGTCGCGACCTGGCAGTTGCAGGCGGAAGGCAGCAAAGTCGGAAGAGAGCTACCCGGGATTATCGACGAAGTTGTCAGCTATCAGTTCCTCGATTTCGGCGACGGCAAGCCGCCAACCCGTGGCTTCGTTTGCACCTCACCTAATCCCTGGAACTTCCCGGCGAAGGATCGCAGCGGCCGGCTCGAGCAGATCGAGGCGCCGCATCTCGGCAAACTGCTTCACAAACTTCTCAACGGCAAGACCAACCCCAACCAGACGGAGAATGACAACCATGACAACAACTGATCTCAACTTGAATACCGCCGGCGAACAGCGTTCGTTCGACGTCATCCCGGCGAACACCGTCGTGACGCTGCAGCTGAAAATTCGGCCCGGCGGCGGCGAGGATGATGGCTGGCTGACCACCGCCAGGGACGGCCTGAGCCACGGTCTCGACTGCGAGTTCACCGTGACCGATGGCGAGCACGCGAGGCGCAAGCTGTTCCAGCGCCTGACCCTGCGCGGCACTACCGACGGCCATGCCGAAGCCGGACAAGTTTCCCGCAATACATTGCGGGCGATCGTCGAGTCCGCGCGCGGGATATTGCCCAAGGACAACAGCGACGCGGCGCAGGAGAAGCGCAAGCTCGCCGGCTGGCAGGAGCTCGACGGCATCCGCTTCATCGCCAAGCTCGGCGTCCGGCCGGCGCGTGACGGCTATGCGGCCCAGAACACTATCCTCGACATCATCACGCCGGATCGCACGGCGTGGAAGCAGGTCGATCAGGTCGCAACGCAGGCGCCGGCGCCGGCATCGAACACACAGCCGCCGGCGAACAGCGTGACGCGGCCGCAGTGGGCGGAGTGAACCCGTGGGCTACACGATCGTCGTGCGCGAATACGGCAGTGATCACGACGTCAAGCTGGTGCGCGTCAACACCAACCCGGAGCCGATCGCCGAGAGGCTGCGCAGGAAAATGCTGACCATCCGGCGCAGCGTGTTCGAGCCCTGCAAGCGCACGGTGAAAATTCCGAAATACGCCTGGGTACGGATCGACGAGGACTGAGATGGGCGAGATCACCCGACGCGAGAACGACTGGCAGGACAAGGCGACCGCCTCCGCGATCGCCGAGGCCCGCAAGATCGCCCAGAGCTCCGGGCTCCAGATGGCCAATACACCGGTCGGCAAGCTCACAGAGCAGCAATGGGGCTGGCTGATCGCCCCGGCCATCTTCGGTTGGATCGCGACGCGGTGCCAGCAGGCGATCGCCGAAGGAATAGATCAGGAAGAAGCGGTGCGCGCGCTGGCGATGTCGCCGTCACCAGGCGACGTGGCGGTGATCCGATCGATCCTGCCGAAGCTGGCGACTCAGGTCAAAATCGACTGGGAGCGGCCGTTGGCCGCTTGGTCGAAGGACGAGATGACGGATTTCCTGTTGCAGGCATGGCTGCTCGCCAACAATGCGGATCACGTGTTGGCTGACGGGGCGGGGCCGAAAATCCTGCACAAGAAGCCCGTCGCGGTTCTGGCCGACGAGTGCGTCCACGGCATGCCGCACGAGCTGTGTCGGCTGTGCGAGCAAAACGAAAAGGATGGTTGTCCCGATGACGGGCTCCCTTTTTGAGCGGCCGCTACGTGCTGACGCTGCAGCCGCTGCCGGGCGTCGATGCAATTCGATCGCTGCGCTGGATACTGAAGCGAGTGTTGCGCCAGCACGGCATGAGCGTGGATATTCGTAAGGGGTAAGAGTGATGTTGGATTTCAACCGTGAGATTTTGTCGGCGCAGCCGATCAACCGAGAGCTCAACGAGCTGATCGAAGCCGCCGAACCGAAGGGCGAGAACTACCGGCGCTATCTCGGCGCCAGCATGATCGGCGCAGAGTGCCACCGCCAGATTCAATATTCCTGGATGTGCGACCCGCAGTTTCCCGGGCGCACCAAAGACATCTTCGGGCGCGGGCATCATTTCGAAGACGTGACGCGGCAGCACCTGAAGGACGCCGGATTTACGTTCGCACCGCCGGAGCGGCTGGAATTCATCGCGGCCGGCGGCCTGTTCCGCGGTCATGCCGACGGTATCCTGCTCGAGGGTCCACGGTTACAGGGATTGTTTTTCCCCGCCCTGTGGGAACACAAATGCCTGAACGACAAGGGCTGGAAAGCGATCGAGCGCGACGGCCTGAAGGGAATCTACAAGAGCTATGCCGCTCAGGTCGCGGTGTACCAGGCTTATCTCGACGTCACCAATCCAGCGCTGTTCTCGGTAGTCAACGCCAATAGCTGCGAGCGCTTGCACTTCCTGGTGCCGTTCGACGCACAGCTGGCGCAGGCGATGAGCGATCTGGCGGTGGCTATTATCGAGGCGACCAAAGCCGGCGAGCTTTTGCCGCGGATCACCGACGATCCCGACGACTGGCGCTGCAAAATGTGCGCCCACCGTGAGAGATGCTGGCGATGAGCGCATTGAACGAGCCGGTGGCCAAGCGGATCGCGAAGATTTTTCGCATGCTGAGCTCGGATCAAGACGGCGACGTGCTCGCTGCGGTGACGGCGATGAAGCGGCTATTCAAGAGCGAGGGCCTGAGCTTCCACGACATCGCCACCGTGATCGAGAGCTGCAACGGCGAGATCGAGGAGAAAAAATATTCGGACAAAGACGCCGAAATTATCTTCGCCCGCGGCATGGAGAAGGGCATCGAAAAAGGCCGCGCCGAAGAAGCCGCTCCGCCGGAGTTTTATGACGCCGACGGGCGGCCGCGCTGGAATGCGATCGTGCTGTTTTGCCAGAAAGAGATCGCAAGACTCTACAAGGAGAAAGAGCGCGAGTTCGTCGAGGACATGGCCGGCTACACGCTGTATCGCCAGCTGAGCGAGAAACAGCAGCAATGGCTGATGTCGATTTTCGTCAAGCTTGGGGGCCGGCACTATGCCAAACAACACCACGTCTAAGCCGCATACTTACGTTGCCGATCTGACCAAGCTGCCGAAGGCGCTGGAACGCTTTCTCGGCATGCGCCGCTGGGTGGTGTGGCGCTGGGAAAAGCGCGTCAACCACAAGACCGGCGCGGTGAAATGGACCAAGCCGCCGTATCAGTGCCAGTTGCCACGGAAGTTGGCCAAGTCGAACGATCTCTCGACCTGGGGCAGTTACGAGGAGGCACTGGCGGCGCTGTCGGCCGGGCTCGGCGAGGGCATCGGGATCATGCTGAAGGACAGCGAGATCGCCGCGGTAGATCTTGATCACGTGCGCAATGCCGAGACCGGCGAACTGCTCGATTGGGCCGAGGCGCTGTGTCGCGAAGCCGATCGCTTCGGGCTCTACTGCGAGGTCACGGTTTCCGGGACAGGCTTGCGGTTTATCGGACTGTCACAGAGCTGCGAGGAACTGCACCGCAAGCTGATCCTCGACAAGACCAACGGCGAAGCCATCGAGCTTTACCGCAACTGCGCGCGCTACATCACGATCTCGGGGCTGCAAGTGAATAGCTGTGAGCAGCTCGGCGATTTCGATCTTTACCTCGAACAGTTGCTGACACGGTTTCCAGATGACTGGCCGGACCTGCAAAAGCAGCCAAAGCCGGCTAACGACGTCGTCGATGAGGCGTTTTTCGATTTCAATACCGCGGGAGCGCAAGCGAACACCGAGGTTTATTACCGCGACCTGATCGAGAACGGCGCGCCCACGGGCGAGCGTTCAGAGAAGTTTGCGGAAGTGGTCTGGCACCTCGCGGCGAAGGGGCTGACGATCGAGGAGATCGTCGAGGAGCTATCCAAGTTTCCGAACGGCATCGGCGAGAAGTACGCCAAACGACTGCTGCCCGAGGTTACGAGGTCATACAACAAGTGGAGCGCGAGGGTTGGCGGTGGCGTTGGCTCCGGCTCCTCGCAACAGCAAGCCGCGGGGCAAACAACGCAGACTGGAAGCGCGTGGCAGAGATATATCCAGCGCGACAGCAAGGGGCGGCCGCTGAACAATCTGGCTAATGCCCTGCTCTGGCTGCGCAACGCTAGCAGCAACGCCATCCGGAACGCGCTGGCCTATGACGAGATGTATTGTGGTGAGGTGATGGTCCGCGAAATCGTCAAGGGCAATGCCGGTCTCCCGTTGCCGCGGCCGGTGCAGGATGTCGATGCCACCGCCTTTCAAGAATGGCTGCAACTCAATGGACTGCCGCTGATCGGGGAGATGGTCGTTCACAAGGCAATCGACTATCGCGCCCACGAAAACCGCTTTCATCCGGTGCGGGATTATCTCGACGGCCTGCAGTGGGATGGCCAGCCGCGCGTCGAGCAATGGCTGACGCGTTATTTCAGTGTCAAGACCAGCGAGTATGTGACGGCGATCGGAAAGATGTTCCTGGTCGCCACGGTGGCGCGGATTTATCGGCCGGGCTGCCAGGCGGACTACATGCTGATCTTGGAGGGGGACCAGGGCGAGTACAAATCCTCCGCTTGTAGAATCCTTGGCGGCGACTGGTTTTCTGATCACCTGCCAGACATTGCCACTGCGGGAAAGGACGTCAGCCAGCATCTGCGCGGCAAATGGATTATCGAGATCGGCGAATTGAACGCCATGAGCCGGGCGGAGAGCGCGCAGCTCAAGTCCTTCATTTCACGGCCGACCGAACTCTACCGTCGTAGTTATGGTCGCAAAGAGTCGGTCGAACCGCGGCAATGTGTGTTCATCGGGACTACCAACAAGGCGGTCTATTTGCGCGACGAGACTGGTGGCCGGCGCTTTTGGCCGGTGAAGACCGGCGTGATCGATCTTGAGGCTCTGCGCCAGGATCGCGACCAGCTGTTCGCCGAGGCCGTGCAGCTCTTCCGGAGGAGTGTGCAGTGGTGGCCGGACAAAGCCTTCGAAGCCAAGTTCATCAAACCAGAACAGGACGATCGCTACGAGGAGGACGCCTGGGAGCACCCGATCAGAAATTATCTCGAGACGTTGCTGCCGTCCCAGCAGAAAATCACCATCAGCCAGGTCGCCAAGTCCGCGCTGGATTTTGTCTCGGATGCAAGGATTGCAACCGCTGACAGCCGCCGGATCAGCGCGGTGATGGAGCGGTTGAACTGGCAACGGGCGCCCAGACAGAGCAGCGGCCGCTTCTGGATCAAGAAATGATGGAACTCGTACCGACGCAGTGACGCACATGACGCATATTTCTAATAGAGGCAAACACGCGCGCGCAGGTACACGTGAGGCATTCTACGAGGTCATATAGGGAAAAAAGCGTCGTCATCGTCATGCGTCACAAACCAGAAGAGGGAACCATGCCACGAGCATCCATGAAGCCGATCGAGCGGGTTAAGCCGGAAAAGCCGCTGATGACCGTCGACGAGGCGGTGGAGGCCGATCGCAGGTACTTCGACCAGCACCCGGACGAGGACGAGTACATCCGCGAGTTCGTCCCGGGAGAGTTTGGGGCAGCGGAGCTGCCCGAAATCCTGCCCGGCTTCCGCTATGCCACCCATGTCTCTGTGAGGCTGCGGGTGGAGGGCGAGCCCGTCGGGAGGTTCCGCCGGCTAATGATGATCTGCGACGGGTTGCCGGCGTGGGAAACCATGAAGGGGTGATCCGCCGTGGGGCTGGCGCATGGGCAAGCGATCCAACTTTGAGCGCCGGCCGGCCGACTTTTACCCGACGCCGCCGCGCCGGCGCGGACAGGCGCCGGAGCGGTAGAGGTAGAGGTAGAGGTTAATCAGGGCGAACCGGCGATCACGGCAAACTGCTTGTATGGACTGCTCATGTCACGCCGGCCGCCTTTCGATCGAACAGCGCGCCCCATTGCTCGTCGATCAAGTCCACCAAGTCGATCATCCGATCGTTGCAAGCGATCAATTCATCGCTGATCGACGCGGTATCCCCACCGGCCGCGCGCAGCTCACGTAACTGCCGAAATAGTGCATCCTGCCGCCGACCTTCGTCGCGGAACGCAGCCTGAGGCGGCGACGTCTGACAGACCATGTCGATCATCGCGCTCGTAGCCTTACGGCGCAGGATCAAAGAGTCATCCTGCAGCGTCGTCGCCCTGGTCATCGCCGTCCCGATCACCGTCGTCGTCCTGCAGCTGCCACCATCCCACGCCGAGGCCGCCGGGGTTCGTCCTCGGTTTAACCGGAAGCGCGTGCCCCTTGGCACGGGCCTGCGGCGATAATCGTAGACGCATCGACAGCGCCACCAGCTCTCGCGTGGCCTTTTCCCGCACCGGCAACCACGGCGATGGCTTGCCATCGACCACAGGTGCGTCTCGCAGTTGCTGAGCGGCGCGCTCGGCCAAAATTGAAGCTTCGACGTAGCGGCAGAGCAACGGCAAATCGGATTGTCGAAAGTGATCGTGAGCGCAATTGCTGATGATCTGCTTGAACAGCTTGGCTTCCGGTTCAGCCAAGGACAGCGGCGGTCGCAGCCGGGTTACGCGCGGTGCAGGCGCGGTAATCGCCAACGCGGCAGCGGATTTTCGACCGGGTTGGGTCAATCGTTTCCCCCTGTTCTGCGGCTCAATACTTTAACATTTTCGCACGGATAGCGAAAGCGAAGGGTCCCGGCGCTCCGTCAAAGCCGCCCGGAAATTTTTTGCTTCTGCCCCCCAGCCCCCCAATCCCGCTGGCATCCTCAAGGGGGAGAAACCTGCGACCTGCCGGCGCTTCCCGTCTTCATGGCGCAGGAACAAATACGGGCGAACCATCACTGATCGGGGGGAAAAAGCGTCGACATGGTAAAAAACCTTTTGACCGTGCCGAAACTCAAACGGGGCGATGGACGTCATGCGTGACGATGCCGAGAGCCGAAATCGGCGGATCCAAGCGACGCGGATCGGCCAGCG